CGGCGCTGGTGCCGGAGGCGACCCCGACGTTGCTCATACTGGTTGTTGGGCGGACCGTGGAGAGCGTAGTACCGGCGACCATGCCCGCGGTCGTGTCCCACGTCCCGCGAATGGTGGCGGGCGAGTACGGCTCGGCGGCGCTCGTCAGGTAGTAGCGGGCTATCATGGCCGTGCCTCCCTCGGGACGCGCGTTGTGGTCGACATCGGCTACTCATTGCGGATTCGTGTCCGCCCCCGTAGCGCAGCGTGCCTGGTGACGACTGCTGGTGCGCTATGGGGGCGGGGCCGACCCGGAGGCCGACCCCGCGACTGGTGCCTAGGAAACGGCCTCGTCGTCGATGATCTTGGCGAAGGCCGGGATCGCGAGGATACCGATGCCGTAGACGACCTCGGCACGAAGCGCGATCTGGTTGGACCGCTTCAGGTCGCCCTGGCCGTCCGGGTCGCCGAACTTGATGACCTCGATCGGGATCTCACGCTGGACGCCCCAGCGGAACGCCGACCAGTCGCCGACGATGGCCTTGACGTTGGGATTGTCCGACGCGTACGCGCCACCCTCGACGGTTGCCTCGGGAGCGGACACCGTGGACGACATGGCCGCGGCGAGTCCACCGATGGCGGACACGTTCAGGCCGAAGCCCGCCTCGGGGTGGAGCAGGCGGTCGTCGCTGTCGCGCTGGGTGGCGTAGGCGTAGGAAAACGCGGGCGCGAGCGCGATACCGTTTGGGACCAGATCGCCCGCGAGGATGAGGGCGACGGCGGCCTCGATATCGAGGTCGGGCTTGGAGGTGTCGGTGACCTCGATGACGTTCGTGGTATCGACGAGCTTGACCGGGCTGCCGGACAGAAGCACGCCCGTGAGCGGGTTGATACCGTGGATCGCGATCAGGTCCAGCGCGCGGGAGAGCGCGGTGGCCGACAGGTCCTTCATGGTGGTGAGGACGCCGAGCTGATAATCCTCATCGGCCCACAGCACTTCCTCGTTGAACCGCTGCGTGACCTGCACCTTGCGCGTGAGAGCGTTGACGGGAGCGAACGCGGGGTTGGAGTAGCTCTTCTGCGCGCCCTCTCCGACGACCTCGCCCTTGGGGGCCGCGGTCAGCGTCATGTACTGCTGGACGCCGAACTTCTGCGGCTCGGCGCCGCAGAGCTTGGCGATCGCGCTCATGGTCTGGACGGACTTCCAAACACCGGCCACGAGGTGATTCGGAAGGGTGAACCCTGAACTGGCAAGCGATGCCATGGTGGTGCCTCTCTATTCTCCGCCGCCGAACAACTCGCGGGCGAATGCCGCATCGTCGCTCTTGGGCGCGTTGGGTGTCGCTCCCTCGCGGGATACGTGGTTGCTGCCTTTCTTGGCTGCTCCTATGGCCTCGAGAACCGCGTCTGCGTCTGCCGCAAGCGTCTCCTCGGTGTCTCCGCGCAGACGGTCGGCAAACTGCGCGGGCAGCTTCTTCTCGGCCCCGATGCGTGACCGAAGCGCCGCGAGTTCGGATGCGGCGTTGGACGCCTTCAGGTCCTCGACGCTCTTGGCGAGATCCGCAATGCTCTTTGCCGCCTTTTCGGCTTCAGTGAGTTTCGCGGCTTCGGCTGCGTCGAGCTTGGCCTGCAACTCGTCGGCGAGCTTTGCCTTTTCGGCGTTGGCCTTCTTCTCGTCCTCGTTCTTACGACTGAGGGCCTTCCACTTCTCGGCGTCCTTGTCGCTCGAGTCCTTTTCGGATGTGAGCTTGTCCAACTGCGCCTGAAGTTCCTCGACTGTTGCCATTTGGAGCCTCCCGTTTCGGGTGTGTCGTGGCCCGTTGCGGGCCGGTGCATGACGAAAGCCGCTCGGTCGGACGGCTTTCAGAGACGTGCTCGCGCAGGATCGCGCGGGGGTGCCTAGAAGTTCGGAACGGCGATGCAGTTGCAGCCGATATGCGGCTCGAAGTCGGGCTGGAAGTCGAAGTCGATACCCGTCAGGTCCTGGCAGTATGAGCACGCGTCGGCTTGGGCTATGCGCTGCCAGCCTCGTGCGGCGGGATCATTGATCGATGCGTTGGTGATGGTGAGCCGTGACCCTTCGAGCGCGTAGACCTCGCCCTTGCCAGCGATGGCGTTCAGCACCGTCTCGGGGTCGGGGTACTCGCCGAACAGGTCGCCCACAGCGCGCCGTATCGTCTGGTTGATGGCCTCGGTCTTGTCGGGGACGACCATCTCCGCGCGGAACGAACCTCGGACTCCTGCTGCCTGCCGGATGCCGTCGTACCAGTCGGCGGCGACCGTAGCGGCGACCTCGCCGTAGTTGTTCACGATCACCGGCACGTATTCCAACAGCGCATCACGCGCGGCCTCGGCGTCTGTCAGGTCGAGCGCCGCGTAGAACTTCGACAGGTCGCGTCTGACAAGAGCGGTTACACCGGCCTGCGCCTTTCGTAGCGCGCGAATGCTCGCCGCGCTAACCACTCTGTGCCCCGGTCAGCGTGGAGAGCATCGTCTGTGCCCTTACGCGCCTGCGCTCCGACTCCGCCCGCTCACGTTGCTGTGCGGTGAGCCCCAGCAGTTCCAGCCCCACATCGGTTTCGGCCAACCACGGCATAGCAGTGAGCTGCTTCATGCCAGCATCGGCCATAGCCGCGCGCGAGATGTAGCGCGGGTCGCGCCACTTGGTCGCAATCGACGCCCACTCGGGCGGGATCTCCGTGATGCCGTTGGCGATAGCGAGCGCCTTCATCATCACGCGGCGAAGTCCGGGCGACCAGTCGTCGGTAGCGCCTTCGGCCTCGGCGATGAGTTCGTACTGACTCGCGTCGTAGGACTCGGCGCTGGTCGGGTTCACAATCTCATTGATGGCCAGCGCCGTGTCGGGAAGACTCGCTTCACGCGCCATGAGCTTGGCGTACGCATTCAGCGCCGACAGGTGCGGCTCGGGGGATGACGCCGGGAACTGCTTGACGTCCGCTCTTGGGTTCTCGGAGTCGTCATCGTCGGGGAGGCCCTTGATTCGCCCGAGCATGACCTGCCAGCGATCCTGCGGCGTTCCGTCTGCGTTCTTGAACACCGAGTGGTCGGCCCCGAGCATCCAGAGCTCGGGGTAGCTGTAGATGTCCATGTGGCCCTCAAGCCGAATGATCTCGCGCGTTGCCATGTCTTGTAGGCTCATGACCGGGCGCGTGATACGTGACTGGCCCAATGGACGGCCGATGCGCGGCTTGTACGCGAGCAGTTCGGCGGGCATTCCCCAATCGTGGGGCTGTGCTTCCGCGCTCCACACGGAACCAGACCCCTCGGCCACGATAGTCATGCCGTCGAGGTACAGCGCGAGGCTGGTCACTCCGCCGTCTTTGTCACGCGACGTGATCGACAGCAGGTTGTCAAGAGTGCGGGTGCGAGGATTCCAGTCGCCGGTCGCGTTGAGCGCGTCCTTGAAGTGGATGAGCGCCGGAGGCTCGCCGTCTCCGCCTTGCGTAGCGATAGCGAACGCCGGACCATGCACGAGCGACGACACGATGGCCTGGTCTACCTCGTTACCGACCATGTTCGCGTTCCAAAGGTCGGCAAGCCCGATGCTGTCCAGATCGCCATCCGGCCACACGAAGCCGTCGAGGTTGCACCGGCGTGCGAGCAGGTCCACGGCCTTAGCCGACCACCCGAGCACGATCCCGAGCCGGTAATACTGGGGTGGGATGACGGTCCCGACGTTGCGGATGGCACGCCGTCCATCGTAGTAGGACGCCCGAAGCAGGTTCCGCTTGGACTTCGCTGCCAACTGCCCCATGAGCCGGTTGACGGTCGCGTTCGTATCGTCGTCGATGCCGGGGAGTCTGATCGCGCTCACATCACCACCGCCGTTCTGCCTGTGCTCGCCGTGCGGTCCGCGTGGTGCTTGACGCGCTGTGTGACAACTCCGAAACGAGCGAAGATGACCGCCTCGAGCGCGATGACATCGCCGTCGGCCTCGATGGGCTCGATGCCCCAGCCTCCGTGATTGCCGATCTTGCGACGCCCCGCCACTTCGACCGCTGCGTCGAGCCCGGTTTGTCCTGAGTGCGAGACATCACCGGATGCCAGCGAAGTCGCGAATCCCGAATGAGCGGTTATGACCTCGTCCACGGTCGGGGAGACGAGCCGGCGCATCGGCACTCCCGCCTGCCGTAGCCGCGACATCAGATCCCCGGCTCCTGACTTCCCGTCTACAACGATGGCGTCCGCTCCCGACGACCGAGCCACGAGCCACGTCACGAGTT